GTAATCTCGATCTTTTATGAACAAACTACAAGGCCAAAATTCAATTCTTTTTATGGAGTTAAATTATGGCTAACGTAGATCGTCCTAACGGTTTTAAACCCGTTAAGACTCTTAGTGGCGCTCCTTGGACTAGCCTAATCCGTGCTATCGGTGTTGCTGATGGTGCTGATATTTTTCTAGGCGACGCTCTTAATCTAGCGTCTGGTCTTGCTGCTGTTGCTGCAAGCAACGATGCTAATTTACTTGGAGTAGCTGTTGGCTTTGGTAAGTTTGATAAGGATGGGCGCACTCCTTTTGGCCCATACAATCCAGACAACCTGAGCACACGTTTTTATGACGACAGTGCATCTACGCATACCGAATGGTGTGTGTACTATGTTCCTTTCGATGATGTAATCTTTGAAGCACAGACCGCCACCGCTCTTACCAAAGTTGTTGGTGACACTGTTGACCTGCTTGCTACGGCTGGTAATACCACAACCGGTATTTCTGCACAAGAAATCACGACTAGCTCTAACGCTGATTTCACCGTTGTAGAAGTTCCAGTTATGCCTGACAATGATCCTACTGCTGTTTGGGGTCGTTATTGGGTTATGGCAACCCGTGCTGAACAAGCATTCCACGCTTAATATAGGGGACATTTAACATGACAATGACTCGTGCTAGTTTTGCAAGCGCACTTGCCCCCGGTATTAACAAGTGGTATGGTGAGGCATATGGCGACTATAAACCTCAGTATGTAGATATTTTTACGACTGAGAAATCTAACCGCGCATTTGAAGAGGATGTTGGTACCACTGGTTTTGGTTATGCTGTAGCCAAATCCGAAGGTAATGCAATCTCTTACGATACGTCACAACAAGGTTTCAAAACCCGTTACAACCATGTAACTTATGGTCTCGGGTTTGTAATCACTCGTGAGGCGTATGAAGATGATCTTTATGGGGTTATCGGTAAGAAGAAAGCAACCTCACTTGCCCGCTCAATGCGTCTTACTAAGGATGTAATTGCTGCAAACGTTCTTAACCGTGCTTTTACGGCAGCTTATGCTGGTGGTGACGGTAAAGAGCTTTGCGCTACTGACCATCCAAACGTAACTGGTGGTACTTGGTCTAACGAACTTTCAGTTGCAGCTAACCTTTCAGAAGCTGCTCTTGAGCAAATGAACATCGACATCATGAAGTTCACTGATGATCGTGGTCTCAAGATTGCTGTTCGTCCTCGTCAGCTAATTATCCCACCTGATCTCGTTTTTGAGGCAGAGCGTATTCTTAAGACTGAAGGTCGTGTCTACACTGCTGACAACGACATTAACGCTCTTAAGATGATGGGTAAGATTCCCAAGGTTGTAGTGAACCAGTATCTAACTTCTACGACTGCTTTCTTCCTTCAGACAGATGTACCTGATGGTCTTAAGCATTTTGAGCGTAGGGGTGATGATTTTGGTATGGATAACGATTTTGATACCGAGAACGCTAAGTTCAAGGCTACCGCTCGTTATTCATTCGGTTTTACCGATCCTCGCTGCATCTACGGGACTCCCGGTGTTTGATAAGTTGTAAAGTTGTGGGAGGGGCTTACCCAAGCCCCTTCCCTATTCGATAAGGAGACTTAAATGGGTATGTCAAATTTTCCAAACGGCTTTTCTAATGGTGTTACGATTCGTGGTCTTCCACTTCAAGTAGCCCATCCCGGTAAAGTCTTTTGGGTCAACAATAGTACAGTTCTTCCACCCGGTGGTGTAGCTGGTGCTAATGGTAATGATGGTTCTTATCTTAAGCCAGTAGCAACACTTACTCGTGCTCTTGCTCTTTGTAAAGCAAACCGTGGTGACATTATCATGCTAATGCCGGGTCACGCTGAAAACGTGGCTACTGCTGCGGCTATTGATGTAAACGTAGCTGGTGTTGCTGTAATTGGTCTTGGTACTGGTACTAAGCGTCCTAAATTTAGTTTTACTGCTGCTGCTGCAACTTTTGCTATTACTGCTGGTAACTGCTCATTTTACAACGTACAATGGGAAGCTAACTTCGCAGACGTAGCAATTGGTCTTGATGTTTCTGGTGTAGATGGTCTTTCATTTGATTCTTGCTACTTTACTGAAGCTAGTACTAATCTTAACTATGTTCATGTAGTTGACCTTGCAACTGGTTGCGATGACATTAGTTTTGAAAAGTGCAAGTGGATTACTGGTGATGCTGCAAATGACTCACATATCAATGCAGTAGCATCCAGTGGTTTTTATATGAAGGATTGCTTCCTTGCTGCAAACGTAGCACAAACCTCGGTTGTTGGTCTAGTTGCTTCGTCTGGTAATATGACGAATGTCTGGATTGATAACTGTGCATTCCGTTCTAATATTGACGGTGCTCTATGGGTAGACTTTAATGGTACTGCTAACAGTGGTTTAATTACTAACTGTAATGTAAGCTCCATTGATGGTGCTGGTGCTCAAAACACTCTTGATTTCACAGGTGGTCATGCTTTCAATTGCCGCTTTGCTGGCGAAGCTGATGCTTGGGGTCTTGAGGGTGGTGGTGCTGCTGTTTACAACAACGCTTAATGATGTGTTAGGTTGGGGGTCGAAAGGCCCCCACCTTTTTACGGAGTAATTATGTCAACAACTGAACTTACACTATCTGCTGCTGGAGCTACTGCTTGGGTTCCATTAGACACCAGATTAAATCCTTTTGAAGTCGTTGTTAGACAAGATTTGTCTAGTGGCGCTTCTTTAACAAGCAAATTTCAATACACAATTTCTCCAATGAATAAGCCAAGAGAAATTGTATCTATTACTAGATCAACTACCACAGCCACTCTTACTTTTTCTAGTGCTCATGGCCTATCTGCTGGTTCTAGTTTAGTTATTCATGGGGCAGGAGCACCTTTTGATGGTACTTATGATGTAGCTTCTGTAGGTTCAGCAACAGTTGTTACTTATACTGTTACTAACTCTGGTGCAACTACTGCTGGTGCTGGTACTAAGGTGTATACGTTTCTAGTATCTGATTGGCCTTCTGGAGCATTAACTACCTCTGCTGATGATTTTATTAGTGGTCCTGTTACTATGGTTAGAGGTGTTGTAACAGCATATACTGGTGGGTCGGTTCGATATTCTATTATTCAAAGTGGCGGTTAATTATGGCTACCGGAGCACCATTCAAATCTTGGCGAAATAAATTTTTTGGTAACAATGCTAGTGATAATGGTACAGACGATTTAGCTATATGGTTTGACCATATTGTTACCTCTAGTACTCGTTTTGGCATTGGTATTGGTGGAGTATTACGCTATGCTCCCGGATCACAACCGAGCGGTGGACAAGCAATTAACACTGCTTTAGATATTTGGGGAATTGCTGGAGCAAATAACGAGTCCCCTACATCTTTAACAATTGATGAGCATAATGGAGCATCGTTTCAAGTTTCTGCTTATGCTGAAACAGGTAAAACATTAACTACTACATTAGCTCGTGCCATAAAAGTATCAGCACCAACAGATATTGGTAGTGGAACTATAAATGTAACTAGTTATTATGGCATTGATATTGAAAATTGTTCTGGATTTGCTACAAATTCGGGAGCTATTAGAATTGCAAATAATAACTATATTGTTGGACGTAATGCTGCTAATGATGATGATAAGACATTACTAGGTATTGATTCATCTAATAATGTCATTTTTGGTGACTCTTCTGTTGCTATGTTATTAAATGGATCAATAGTATTATCTATTCCAGCATTTGGTTTATCTGATGGTATTACTGCACCAACAGCTATTCCGGGATTTGCTCAAATTTATGTAGATACTGCTGATGGTGATTTAAAAGTTCGTTTCGGAGATGGTGTAACTAAAACTTTAGCTACGGATGTATAATGGAAACACAATACATTGATACGTTATTTAATATTTTAGCTTCACAACGAAATACTGCATTAGACTCAGTTGCGAAATTAAGTGCTGAAATTGTTATCCTAAAACAGCAAATTGAACAATTACAACAAGTTAAAAAAGAAGAGTAATGGGTAATAAAGACTATTTTAAATCAGGCGATTGGAATGCAATTTGTGATCGTTGTGGTTTTAAATTTAAAGCCTCTGAACTAAAATTAGATTGGCAAGGATTTCGTGTTTGTGAAGATGATTTTGAATATCGCCATCCACAAGATTTTCTTAAACCTAAAACAGATAAAATTTTTGTCCCTTGGGCACGGCCTGATTTCGCTATTGAAATAGACTCTTTCTTAATTACTGATACCACTACGCTAAATGGTGCCGCCATTAATACATTTATGTTTGGATAATCATGGCCTTTACTCAAAATATTAAATTTTCAAATAATGCGTCTACAAATGTTTCTAGTAGTATTAGTGCTATAGATACGTCTATTACATTAACTCCCGGAGCCGAAAATCTATTTCCAAGTATTTCTACTGGATCAGAGTATTTTTATATTACTATTTCAGATGGTGTGTCATATGAAATAGCAAAATGCACTAATCTTGTTGGCAATACAATGACGGTTGTTCGTGGTCAAGATGGGACAACTGCTAGAGCTTGGTTACAAAATTTTACAGTCAGTCTTCGACTACCTAGAGTAGCTATTAATGACGTAATTACTGCTTTATCTAGTTATACTGATAGTGCTATTTCATCTGGTTGGGCAACTCCCGGAACAATCGGATCAACTACACCAAATACAGGAGCATTTTCTTCTGT